TGGAGAAACTTTAGAAAAGGATTGGACATCAACGACTTATTGAATACATGTCGTGATGTTTGTGAGTGGTGGAGATATGCTCCACTGAGTAATATAAGTTTGGATCCATATGATATCCAGACTTGGCCAAGTGTGTGGGAGATGCTACACCGCGGCGATTACTGTAAATTTAGTACTGCAATTGGCATGTCATACACACTTTTTTATATTGACGAAAAAGTAGAAAATCGTATTATAAGAGTGTATGATCAAGCAAATTCAGATATATATATGACAGCATTGATTGATGGCCGTTGGTTACTTAACTACAACCTCAGTGAGGTTGCAGATTGGTCGTCTGTAAAAGACAGTCTACAAGTGCAAGAAAGTTTTTTATGTAAAGACGTAGTTGAAGTAACAAAACACAATCTATCAGCATAAGATAAGAGGAAAGATGAAATAATGAGCGACATACAAATAATTAAAAGAAACGGCGATCGAGAAGATTTAGACATAGACAAACTACACAAAGTTGTATTTCATGCATGTGAAGGCATCAGTGGCGTAAGCCCAAGCCAAGTAGAAATAAAAAGCCATATACAATTTTATAATGGCATTACAAGTGAAGACATTCAAGAAACATTAATAAAAAGCGCCGCTGATTTAATTAGTGAGGAAACGCCCAACTACCAGTGGGTAGCGGGTAGACTTATAAATTATCATTTACGTAAAATGGTATACAGTCAGTATGACCCCTGGCACATCAGCCGCTTGATTGAAGTAAACACTGAGCGTGGATTTTATGATCCAGAATTAGGCTCAAGTTATTCTCAAGCTGAATGGGATATACTAAACAACTATATTAAGCACGAACGTGATAACAGCATTGCATATGTTGGTATGGAACAGTTTCGTGGCAAGTACTTGGTACAAAACCGTGCAAGTGGTGAGATATTTGAAACACCACAAATGGCATACATGTTGATTGCCGCTACATTGTTTAGCGACTATCCAGTGGAAACACGTATACGTTGGGTCAAAGACTACTACGATGCTGTTAGTACATTTGAGATCAGTTTGCCAACACCAGTAATGGCAGGTGTACGTACACCACAACGTCAATTTAGTAGTTGTGTGCTTATTGAAACAGGCGACAGTTTAGATAGTATCAATGCAACATCAAGTGCAGTTGTAAAATATGTAAGCCAAAAAGCAGGCATTGGCATTGGTGCAGGTAGTATTAGAGCTATTGGTAGCCCTATACGCAAAGGAGACGCAACACACACGGGCGTTATTCCTTTCTATAAAATGTTCCAAGCGGCTGTGAAATCATGTAGCCAGGGTGGTGTACGTGGTGGAGCGGCAACATTATACTATCCAGTCTGGCACTTGGAAGTAGAAGATATGTTGGTGCTTAAAAACAACAAAGGCACTGAAGACAATCGTGTACGTCATTTAGACTACGGTGTACAATTTAATAAACTTATGTATGAGCGTCTGCTTACAGGTGGAGATATTACACTATTCTCACCAAGTGATGTTCCTGGTTTATATGAAGCATTTTTTGCTGACCAAGACGAATTTAAACGTTTGTATGAAACAGCAGAGCGCAATACAAGACTACGTAAAAAGAGTATCAAAGCAATTGACTTGTTTAGTGCATTTATCGAAGAGCGTAAAAACACAGGTCGTGTATACCTAATGAATGTAGATCATGCAAATGATCATGGTGCATTTGATAAAGCAGTTGCACCAATACATCAGAGTAACTTGTGTAGTGAGATTGATCTACCCACTAAACCGTTGAGCCATGTGTTTGATGAAGAAGGTGAGATTAGTCTGTGTACACTGAGTGCTGTAAATTGGGGAGTAATGCGCAGTGTTGATAACTTCAAGAGTGCATGTGAACTAGCAGTGCGTGGACTTGATGCGTTACTAGACTATCAAAAGTATCCAGTATTAGCGGCAGAACTAAGCACAATGAAACGCCGACCAATTGGTATTGGAATTATTAACTTTGCTTATTGGCTTGCTAAAAATGATACAACGTATCAGAATCCCAACTTGGAACTTGTGGATGAGTGGGCAGAAGCATGGAGTTACTATCTAATTAAAGCAAGTGCAGATTTAGCGGCAGAACGTGGAGCATGCCCTGGCACACCGGAAACATTGTATGGCAAAGGTATTACACCAAACATGACATACAAAACAGATGTTGACGAACTTGTTCCACATCAAGAACGTATGGACTGGAAAGGCCTGCGTGAACAACTTAAAGCAACAGGTATCCGTAATTCAACACTAATGGCACTGATGCCGGCAGAGACATCAGCGCAAATTTCAAACAGTACAAATGGCATTGAACCGCCACGCAGTTTTGTAAGTGTTAAACAATCCAAGCATGGCATATTAAAGCAAGTTGTGCCGGGTATCCACAAACTAAAAAGCAAATATGACCTACTGTGGGATCAAAAGTCTCCAGAAGGTTACTTAAAAATTATGGCAGTGTTACAAAAGTATATTGATCAAGGTATCAGCGTTAACACTACTTACAATCCAACATTCTTTGAGGATGAAAAGATCCCAATGAGTGTTATGCTACAGCACCTTATTATGTTTTACAAATATGGTGGCAAGCAATTATACTATTTTAATACATTTGATGGTCAGGGCGAACTTGACATCAACGCAGAAGACAGTGAACTAGCCGCAGGTCAGATGGATGACGAAGACTGCGATGCTTGTGTAATATAGGGAAGAGTGAACAATGAGTGTTTTTAACAGCAACAAAGAAGGCAACCACACGGAAGCATTAGCGTTTCTAGATCCAGAAGGCGGGGTGGACATCCAGCGTTACGATACGCTGAAGTATCGTAAATTTGATCAGTTAACTGACAAACAATTGGGATTCTTTTGGCGTCCTGAAGAAGTTGATGTATACAAAGACGGAAAAGACTTCAAAGATTTAAATGAGCATGAACGTCATATCTTTACAAGTAATCTCAAAAGACAAATCTTGTTGGACAGTGTACAAGGTCGTGCGCCTGCTGAAGCATTTGGTAGTCTTGTTAGTATTCCTGAATTGGAAAACTGGGTAATCACATGGACATTTAGTGAAACAATCCACAGTCGCAGTTACACACATATTATTCGTAACATTTACAATGACCCAACAAAAATCTTTGATGAGCTCATGGACATTCCAGAAATTGTAGATTGTGCTGATGATATCTCAAAGTATTATGATGACTTGATTGAGAAAAGTGGTTACTATAGTTTACTTGGCGCAGGTACTCACACTGTAAATGGTAAAAAAGTAGAAGTTAATCTATACGATCTTAAAAAAGCATTGTACAAAACTATCATGAGTGTAAACATCTTGGAAGGCGTTCGCTTTTATGTATCGTTTGCATGTAGTTGGGCGTTTGCTGAACTTAAAAAGATGGAAGGTAATGCTAAGATTATTAAATTAATCTGTCGTGATGAAAATCTACACTTGGCAAGTACACAATACTTGTTGAAAATCTTACCAAAAGACGATCCAGACTTTATTAAGATTGCCAAAGAGTGTGAAGATGAAATGGTACAAATGTTTGTTGATGCTGTTGACCAAGAAAAAGCATGGGCAAGTTACTTGTTTAAAGATGGTAGTATGATTGGTCTTAACGAGCAACTACTGAGTGAATTTGTAGAGTGGATTGCAAACAAACGTATGACAGCGGTTGGATTGCCAAGCCCATACAAAGTACCACAAGCAAGTCCACTACCATGGACACAAAAATGGATCAGTGGCGCAGATGTACAAGTAGCACCACAAGAAACAGAAATTAGTAGTTATGTAATTGGTGGAGTTAACAAAGATGTTAGCGAAGATACCTTTAAAGGGATGAGCTTATGAGCAATATTATTGTATACAGTAAGCCCAATTGTCCTTACTGTGTAATGGCAAAGCGACTACTTACTCAGATGAAATTAACATTCACTGAGCATGTAGTTGGTGTAGACGCAACACGTGAGCAACTATTAGAGGCGGCTCCAAATGCAAGAACAGTACCACAAATTATAATTGATGGTAAAGTAATAGGCGGCTATGATCAACTAGCTACATATATTGAAACTACAGGATTTAACGGAACAGGATATACTTTATGATTATTGATATTAATAAAAAGGGCGATGTTATTGCCCTTAAACTTACCAGCGGAGAAGAAATTATTGGTGTGTGGCAAGAACACAGCAACGGTCAAATACGTATGCGAAAGCCACTTGCGATGGTAATGACAGAAAAAGGCCCAGCAATGGCTCCATATTTTGCAACAGCAGATGTTATGACTGATACACCAGAGATTTGTTTTAACGAAAACTTAGTTGTAGCACAAGCCAAAGCACATAAGCCATTTAAAGATGCTTATATGCAAGCAACCACTGGTATTGACACTAGTGCTGAAGGATCTAAACTTATTTTCTGATAAATATCATTAGATAGGAAAAAGTTATGCCAGCAGTTCATAGAGATACAGACGCAAGAGCATGTGGTGCTCAAACAAACGCCGCATGTGAACGTGTTTATACAAACAATTTAATAACATCAGTTGATGGTAATCCCAATAGTCATGGCGGAGGCAACCTAAATGCCGCTAATCCTAATGTGTATATTGGTGGAATACTCACTGTTATTGTAGGCAATAGTGCAGGTGCAGACAGTCTATGCCCCATTCCAGGAGGAAGTCATTGTAATCCAAGTGCTACATCTGGTAGCAATAATGTGTTTATTGGAGGGTAACAATGGCGTCAACAGATTTTCCAAATGGTTTAGCAAGTGTTAATGAGTACTTAGATACTCGACATCACACAAATACTGATATTCAAGGCCAGATAGGCGATAACGCAAAAGTTGTTGTAAAGAGTGAGTATGATTTCTCATTACGTGAAATCATATGTAACCTGTTGGCTGGACGTGGTATTAAATTACCAAACATACAAGTGTGTTTGAGTGTTAACCTTAAGGCAATCTTGGGCGTGCCTGGAATACAAGCAGAACTACTGGATGCGTTAAACGAACTTGACAGTGAATTTGACAAGTTTATGACACACACTGGTATTGAAGAAACACTGGGCCGTGTAAACAGCGCACTTGCTGAAGTAACACAGATAGCAAATATGATTAACTTCTGTGCTACACCAATTGAACCAATAGCAATTCCAAACATACTTGAACAAACTATGGATAGTTTCCTTGGTGCTGGTAAAGACATTATTAATGCTATTGGCAATATGGTTCCAGATCAAGTTGGTGGATGTCTTGGGTTTAATGGGCAGGAATTTAACTTAAATTTATTTAATGGCGGTATACTTGGTGATATATCCAGTCAGTGGGATGCTATTAAAGGCGGATCACTAACACAAAACCAACTCAACGGTTTAGTAGCAAGTATTAACAGTGTAAAAGATGACCTAAGGTCACTAATGGATCGTGAAAACAGCGTTGTAGGTACTGAAGGTACACTGGGCGGCAGTATGTTTAGTAATGATGTTAGTGCAACCACAAACACTGATATGGGCTTGATGCATAATGCAGATGCGGCAGGGATACAAGGTAACACACGTCTAGCAAGTCAATTAAAAGCACAGTATGACCGATTGGCCGGATATCCAGTAGTTGACAAAAACGGTAAGGTATACAAAAATATATTTGAACTAATACTGGAGCCAGGGTTAATAGCATTATTGGATAGTTTACAAGACCCAAGCCCAGAAATTAGCCAAAGACAGCCAGTCTTCAGTTATTGTGGTGAGATTGTGGGATACACTGCATCAGTAACACAGGATGATCCAGACAACAGTAGTGGATATGTACCA